CAGTTGAAATGGGTCATTCGTAATGAGTTGTGTTGGTGTTGGTGTTGGTGTGTGTATCAACGGAGTATCTATAATACATATACAGAACTATCATACACACTAACAGAATGAAGGCCAGACCGGCCACACCCATATACAGAATCATCGTTCCCATCGCATCACGCTTGACGGGAGTCGTGCTCAAGAATGGGTATACCATATAGGAGATCATCGTTGTGCACAAAATCGCATTCGCTACTCCGAAGGTGGTTAAGAAACCGTAGGCGATGCGAATCTGGGGGTGCATCTGCATCTGCGCACGTTCGGTGTCGTCGGGTTTTGGGTACAATACAGTTTGTAGATGCCATAGTGGAAGTATTGAAATACACACAATTACGAGCAATACAATAACGGATAGCGAATACAGCGCAATACTTGTTAATTTGTTAATTTGTTTTTGCGTGCGTCGGGTCGTTTGCTATCCGTGCGCAAAACAGTGTGGTGTTTCGTTGGTCGTGTTCGTGATCTCATTCTGAATGGAAGACCACATAAAACAAAACAGAACTGGGCGCACACAAAAAGGGGGTTTCGGGTATCACACACTCTTAATAAATTCCCAATGCAAATCTTTGCATATTTTTTCCCAAATAGTATCTTGGACGTGTAATTTCTCCCTTGATTTTAACAACTGGAAACACTGCAAGAAGTCATCCAGTTCCAGTAGCTGACAAAATTTATGCAGAACATAGGAGTAACTCAAAAAATTCTTGCGATCGACCGGACAGTGCTTCATAAAAGGTCCTTGTATTTCTTTGAACATGCTTCGTAGTTTCTCTTCCATCGCGCGGGTGATCACCGGGGCAGGCTGCCCGTTGATCCGGTTCGTGATGTGCGGAATATGTTCGTAGTACTTATTCAACTTCAACCGCTTGAGGATCTCTTTCATCTTCACAGGGGTCACCACTGCCATATTGCTGATGCGCTCTTTCTTGAGTTCCAGATAGATCTGGTTGTACACATCATCTGCAATGTCGGTCGTCTCTTTGGCTTGAAACTGGGCGAGCCATTCGTTGAAATGGTTGATACGTTTATAGGAGTAATACGAAGTCGTCTCGCGGGAGGAGTCCTTGTATGCCGGGACGTTGGAATCGACCAGTATGTTGTCGGTGCGCATACACTTCTCATTGGGGCACACCAAACATGCTTCGTGCTGGTACAACACCCGCTCTGTCCCGCAGTCGGGACACTCGTCCACTTCGCTGTTGCTCCCCGCAACGTACGTCTGATTGTCTGCCACGAGATGGGGTTCGGTTTGTTCTAAATACTGCTGGAGCAGGACCTGGCGACTCGTGTAGGGCGTTTTGGCAGTTGGACGCGGTTGTGGTGGTGTTGCAGTCGGCAGCAGCACCTCCGCACCCTCCAGTGGTACGGCGTTGTCTTCTGACGACGTGTCTGTGTTAGGCTCGGTTTGGTTTCCATCTGGATCTAGACGGAAACCAAACCGAGCCGAATCGTGCACGTCGTGAGTCGCAGGCGTGTCCTTTCCCGCAGCAGCACCTGCGCCGCTTGCCGCAGTACTTTTCTGTCTGGATTTGTGTTTTCTGAAAAAATCAACAACCGTGTAACCACCCTGTTCGGTGGTATCGTCTGACGGTTGGTACGAATCTAAACTTCTCTTGCGTAGGTCGTCGCCTCCTTTGGATATCGAGTTCAAGTTTGCATAGTACTCAAACAGAATCGTACCCGTGTTCATAAAGTAATCTGTCATATCATCATTGTTTTTCCACTTTTCGACTTTGTTCGTGAGTGTGTCGATCTCACTTTCCAAAAAGAAGAACCGCTTCATTTCGGATTCGGAGAGCTGTTGAAAGGGTCTTTTGGTCAGCGCGCCGTGCTCGGCACGCATTTTTTTAATTTCTTTTTTTGTTTTCGAAAGCTTGTCCTTATCATCGTTAAACTTTTGGATGTGCGAATGGTGCATCTTGTCCAGCGTGACCTTGCTCGTGAGTGTGTGTTTGGAGTTGGTCAGAGGCGCTATGAAATTTGACAAATCGGTGGATGCGATTCTCGTATCCGTGGAGGAAATTGAATGCGTATTTGCAGACGCCCGGTTCTGTGACTCTAAATGCCGGTCTCGTGGATGCACCATATTTAGTAGTAATCGCAACGAAATATATATATATATATATACTGTCTTGTATAAATTATCTTTATTATAATATGATACTCAACACCCTTCACGAATACAGTTCTGAATAAAAAATCTGCGAAAACTTGTAAATGTAATCGACGGGTCAGTCGAATACAATCTTCTGCGCGTTAAATACCGTCCACGCTTCTTCCATAGACAGATTGCCCAATTTCTGAGACTTTTCTAACAGCGAAACGACAAATTGAATGTGCCGTGTTTGCGACGCTTCCTCTTCTGCACTCGCGGGGATGTCTTTCATTTCATTTTGCGGCCGAAGACACGTGATCGCAGTATCCAATTGCACGGCGTTGTCCAGCGTGTACCCACCTCGCTCTTGACAGAGTGAGCACAGTGTCAGCAGGTATTGCAATGCTTCGTGTTTTGTATTTGCAGGTAACGTGAAAGACATTATTATGTATGGGCGGTTGATGAGTTAGGGTAGTACTGTGGTTAAATGTGTTATTCTGTTTAAACCGAAACCCAACACCCGTCACCGATCACACCTTCCGTGCGACGATGGGGGGGGGGTGCATACGTGAGTGTACCCATCCTCCCACACTCACAATCGCACCGATAACCAACCGGTGGGTGTTACAGTTGCACCATATTTTGGGACCGGTCCACATACGCCACAATTTGCAACCTTCTTCCCAACCCACGCTGACAAGCAACACCATACACTAAATCCACCCCCGATGTTGCGTGAATGGATCATCCACTGGATCATCCACTGGAACGAGGTATCCGAATTATGGGAGATCGAACCCGAATATGCAGAGATTCAAATACGGTATCGGTGGGAAGGACATTTGCTACATGTATGGCGTGTTCAGGGTATTGATTTTGAGTACGAAGTGCTGAAAACAGAAACAGAAGAGGACACATAGTAGTTTGGAGTTTATGTGCTTTTGTATAAGATGTCCTGAACTGTATTGTATTCTGTGTATAATGTTTGTTGCTCCTACTGTGTGTGTGTGTGTGTGTGTGTGTGTGTGTGTGTGTGTGTGTGTGTGTGATGGCGTGTGTATTCATTTAACAAGGATGTCACCGACAAACATCAGTATGTAATCCATGCAACGATGCATTTGTTATATTTTTAATAGTATTATTATTATTTTGAACACGTCGGTCATCAAAAAAGAGTATGTAACTGTTGGTAACTTTATAAAAACCGACTACCCCCGAGCGGGTCTCTGAATTATACAATTTAAAAAATTGATTTACAATTTAAAAAACTACAACTTGTCGAAATCAAAATATGTCCGTTGACCCACACACACCACAAATTGAAAAATACTGCAACTCGCTAATCGGTTCTAGAATCAGTATTGGGTTTACAATCACACTGCACAACGACGAAAAGCATTCTGGGGAAATCAATAATTGCAATATAATCGGAGATTGTATGGAAGATATACTATATCTATTCATACATACACGTATTCCTACATTTGAAAAAGGACCGAAGCAATCATCGCCTGACTTCTATAATTCAAAAATATGGGAATGGGAATTAAAATGTTTTCGGAATTCCCCAGGGTTTGACATATCAAACTTCAATAGTTATATTTCCCAACTGGAACACAATCTTGAACGAAAACTATTTAAAACCCAATACTTAATATTTAAATATAAGTTGGAAGATGGAATCGTCGTGATAACCGATTTCAAGTTATGTAAAGTGTGGGAAATCATAAATTATACTGGTACATATCCGATATCATTGCAATGTAAAAAAGGTATGTGGTACAATATACGCCCGTGCAGTTTTAACGATATGAATGAAAACAAAAATAAAACACCAAATGTGTTTATTCGCAAGATATGTGAAGCGGTAGAAAAAACACCCAATAAGGTAGAAGATAGACAACGAACCATTGTTGCGATTTGTACCCAGTTCTACAAATTACAATTTAGTGAGGTACCACACCATCTGCCCACACTACGATTTGAATAAAACCTCAAAGAGTGCTTTCATTACTGGGGGGGTTGCCATATTCCCAAACAAGTCTCCATAATTAACGTGTTCGGGAACAACGAAAGTGTCGGGGAATCCACATATTTTTTTCATTTCGGTGGACGACAGATTTCGGATAGTAGTGTCATCTATAATCACTGCTAATTTGTGCGAGTCGGTTGCGGTCAATGTCGGTGATATGTCATTCGGGTCTAAGATCTTGCTGATCGGGAAACTCAATTTACCCTTACATATATTATAACCTTCGACGGAATCCTCCTTGTACTTTCGTTTTCCATCAACCAACTCTTTCGGTTTCTCTAGTCTTAAATACTTCATACTAACTAAAGTGTCTAGCATCTCCTGCAAATCAGTGTGTGTATGAAACGTTGCAATCTCTTCGTAAGTAAGAGGCATACCATCCATCCACGCAATTTGTTTCTTTTCTGCCCAGTGTTTCTTCCTTCGATGTAGCATAATGTTATTCAGTAATTCTTTGTCCTCCTTAGTTACGTTTCCATTAAACCCGATGTCCCACGAATGGATATTATTTCGTCCACCGCGCTTATCTCCGATTTTACAACCAAATACAGACGATTCTCTATGGAGCTGTAATATTTTTTCACAGAAGGTTGGAGGTATAGTAGTATATGTATCCGAATAGTCAATAATACTCTTTAGATCAACCGTTGCTTTGCACTGAATATCGTCAAAATCAAACGTCTTCGCAATCGTGCACACAATATAAACTCTTTCCCGTGACTGTGCACACCCAAAATGACACGAGTTCAATTTTTTGAAAGTAACTGCATATCCAATCTCCTCAAACAACTCCTTGATCCTTTTTATACAGTTCCCCTTCTCAAGCGTCATTAAGTTGTACACATTTTCTAAGACGACAAAACTGGGTTTGTGATACGTACACAAATCAATAATTTTGAATATCAGTCCCCCTCTTTCATCTGCAAACCCCTTTTTCTGTCCCGCTGAACTAAACGGTTGGCAAGGAAATCCGGCACACAATAAATCGAATGGTTCGATATCTTCGTTCTGCAATGTATAGATATCCGTTATTTTGTTATTCTCATTAAAGTTTGCATTATACGTGTCAATCGCATCTTGCTTAATGTCAGCAGATAGCACACATTTTGGAATGATACAATCGACACTCTCCAGTGCGACTCTAAACCCGCCAATCCCAGAACACAAATCAATATATTTAACTTCTCTTGGCAATTGTTCCATTGTGTAATTGTAAGTGCGAGTGTGACTGTGAATGTCTTTGCACGTTGTCTCTTGATTGGAAACGATCCATTTTTTATTTTTTAATTTTTGTATTCGGTTCGATGTGTTTCAACTGCCCTTTCTCCTGATACATATAATACAAATACAAAAAAATAAAAGAATACCTATATATTATGTCGGAATGTTTCCGACTCCGGATCACTCAATCTATCTCTCTCTCACACGCCTTTGTTTTGCGTAGATGCGTTCCTTGGGCCATACCCCGGTTGATTCGCTGTTTTTTCACACAACAGTCTTGTATAAACATCTTGTTGGATTTGTTTTCTGCCTGTATCTGTGTAAGTTCGACTTTCAATTACCTCCACGCCTATTAATGAGGTCATTCACTTCGGTGAATGTGATTTGCTTTCCGTGTTATTTTGGTTTATACACTTTTTAAGATGTTGTATATAACAGATGCAACTGTATCTTGTAAAGCGTTCGCAACGGGTACGCCAAATAATCGGGATTCGTACAGTTTTTAGTAGATGTGTTGATGTAGAACATAGCGAATCAAGGGTATACTTACCAACGTAATGATTCGATGTATAATGTGTTTTGAAAAATGATATTCGCAATTGCTGCATACTTACCAAATCCGACACCAATAAGAATATATCCAGGTATCAGAGGGAT